GCTACTCTTACATCATCATGTTTTATTTGCATTATCATTTCCATTTTTATTATTTCGCATACTTCGTTGACTGTATAACCATCAAATGATGGTATAGATTTTGCCATATTTTTTACTCCTTATTCTCTTTTTAATTCATCATCAATATAATCAATGATTTTATCTAATTCGTTTTTAATTTCGTCTGCATCTCCGAAGGTGTCAATATTCATTAACATGTCTATAACTTCATGAGCAGAATACCTTGATAAATCGTAACCCATATTTATAACTCTTTCTTATTTATTTATTCAGTAAATATTTATTACTGTAATTACATGATATAACAACAACAATATATTGTCAAATATTATACTAATCAAATATAAATATTATCGTGGGAAATAATGGGATATATTATTTATATGAGTAAATCTACAAGCTATTATTTATATTGTTATCGGTTGGATTTATTGGTATAGGTTGACATTATCACAAGCAAGATTAATAATAGTTTAGGTGTTATATTTAGCCTATTTTTAGGTGTTATATTTAGATACGCCGATACACTTGCAGACACTATAGTATATATATGTACCCTATTAGAGTGCTGAACTGTTTTGTAGTATTTATAACAGTTATATAACAGGTGTTATAAGTGTTATAAAACAAGTGTTATAACTGTTATATAACAGTCCTAAAAGTGTTATATAACACCCCCTATATATATATATATATATAAATTATATTGTTATAACGTAACACTTATTTTTAGGATAAGCGTTACTACTAATGCTGATATTAAAAGAAAATTAAAAATAAAAGAAAGTGTGTTAGAATATTATCTATGCCAAAAAAACGTAGTGTAATAGCAAGAACACCAGCAGAAAAGTTTAGAGATAACATATTGATTGGTTATCCTGAATGGCCTACTTGGTCTAGGAAGCTTAGGCGAATATTTGTTTCCTTGCCGTCATATGGTGTTGGTAAAGAAGCTTTAGAATCTATGTGTGAAGACTTTGATTGGGATTTTGAAAAGACCAGTAAGTTGATAGATGGTAATGCTAGTTTTACTAAAGCAGTAAATGATTTCATAGAAGATAATTATAAATACAGGACAGCTATACGTTATCCTAATTCTAAAAACCCATTACCTTTTGAGATAAAATGGAGCAAGTTGCAGTTGGTTTATATGATGGAGTCTGGTATTACTTCGTTTATCAAAGCAGAATTAGGTAAAATATCTGGTGTTGAAAACAAGTTGATAGAAAAGTCTGGCTTGTTAGAAATAGAACCATTAGTAAATGATTGGCAAAGTGATGGTAGTCACCAACAACCTGAGAAAAAAGTTGTTGTGCAAAACGTGGATATCTCTGGTGAGTCTAGTTTATTTGATTTAGAAGCAAGCTTAAACGGAAAATAAATGTCTTATCAATACACACCATCTCCTTGGCAACGTAAGTTTCACAATTCAGAAAGCAGAATAAAGGTTGTATGGGCAGGTCGTAGAGCAGGTAAAGGTAGAGCTGTGCTTACTGAGCTAATGCTAGCCATAACGCAGGCTTCAAAGACTCCGTTTCTAGCAGATAAAGAAATGGCAAAAGCTACAGGATTACCTGTTGGCTACGATTTAACTAACACACTAGAACCTGCTGTCCATATATGGGTAGTTGCACCTAACTTTGCACAGAGCAGACAAGCATGGAACGAACTAAAACAATTTATACCACCAGAACTTGTAGTCAAAAGAAAACAAGGACAAGGTGGTGGTCGTGGTGATGGATGGAGAGAAGATGCAAAGTCTGTATGGCTATATCTAAAAAGTCCTAATCTAGCTAGACGAGATGTCTACATTGAAATAAAATCTGCTGACGACCCTGAATCTTTACAGACTGCTGGACCAGACTTTATCTGGATTACAGAGTCACAAGATATAAAAGAAGCTGCATGGAATAAACTACGACCAATGCTTAACTCATCTGGTAGATTAGGTAGAGGTTGTGTAGAAGGCATACCACCATTCAAAAGGTCACATTGGTTTTCTAAACTTTTTAAATGGTCACAAGAAAATCCTAGCGAAGATTACGAATCCTTTCATGCAACGAGCTTTGATAACGTTTTCCTATCAGAAAAACAGAAGGCAGCTATAAGAGACGAAAAAGCAACTATGCCAGAAATTGTTTGGGATAGAATGTACATGGCTAAACAACCAGACGGTGGAGGTGGTTTCTTTAGGCCAAGCAAAATAGAAGAAGCTGCTAACGGAAAAGAAATATTAATGCCAGACCCTAGCAGAAGATACGTTGCTGGGTTAGACTTGGGTAAGAAACAGGACTATACTGTGTTTATTGTAAAAGATGCAATGAGCAGAAAATCTGTGTACGCATTAGAAATGTCTGGTAGTGATTGGGTTAGCCAAATAGAAACTATTAGTTCTGAAATAAATAGATGGAAAATAGGTGATATTAGAGTTGACTCAACTGGTTTAGGAGACGTAGTGTTTGACCACTTACTTTCTTCTGGATTACCAGTAACACCATTTAAATTTAGTGCACAAAGTAAATATCAATTATTCCAAAATTACTACATTGCACTAGAAAATGGTACTGTACATTTCCCAGAAAGTTGGGATACACTTAAAAAACAATTGGAAGATATAAGTATAAGGCCTAGTGGAAATGGTTCATATGTGTTTTATAATGAATCTAACGAACATGATGATTGGGTTGATGCAGAGTTGTTAGCTTTGATGGCTAGCGACCCACCAGGTTATGAAGATGGTGAGTATAATTATTTAGGAGCTATAAGTAGAATGAGACCTATAAGACCTACAGACTCTAAGAGACCGTCACGATTTATGCAAATGAGAAGACAACAAAAGACTAAACAGAAGTTACAGTATTTAGAAGAAAACGAATTAATTACTACAGAAATATAGGTAAAGAATGGTTTTAGATTACGAAATAGACCCAACAGAAGCAATCAAAGTAGAAGCTGCAAATCCAACTGATGAGCCAGACATTACACTTCAATGGGTAAAAGAAAAAGCACACACAGGGCGTGAATTGTTTAGAGAGTTTCGTAACAAAGCAGAAGAACTAGATGATTTTTATTTAAACAACTTTGACTTTAGCGTTCCAGAAAACGGAACATTGATTAGATTAGGTACAGCACAATCCGTAATAAACACATTGGTTGCACACGTTAGTCCACAATTTTTAGATATATCTGTTCCACCACCTGGTGCACGAGGACAAGCAAGAGCAGAACTAATGGAAAAGTTTTTGACAGGTGCACACCATATGGTAGAACAAAGAACACCTGTATACAGAGAGATTACTAAACACGCTGGTCTTTATGGTATTGGTTGGGAGAAGATAGAGTTTACTGCAAATGAATGGAGTGACTTTCCAGAAGCACCACCACATGAACAAGAAGCTAGTGCAGAATACAGAGAACAAATAAAAGAAGTATTAGATAAACGGTCTGTATCATGGCCTATAAAATCTGTAGCTGTAAATCCACAGAACTTAATATGGGATTTAAATAATGGCACACAACCTAGATGGGTTATATATGAATATCAAGTAGATGCAGAATGGGTACAAGCTCACTTTCCAGAGTGGAACGTATACAAAAAAGGTTACGTTACTTTTCAAGAAGTATGGACAGCTACACAAGTAGGATACTTAGCAGATGATAAATGGGTATTAGAACCTAGACGACATGGTTACGGTAAACTACCTTGGATTATGTACTGGCCACAGATGGGATTAGATACTGGTAACTCAGAACCAGAAACTTTATACATGGGATTACTAAATGGTTCTATAGATATGTTACGAGCACAAAGTCAATTAGCATCACATTATATTGATATTGTAGGTAAATCAGCATGGCCTACACTAGAATTTACAGGACCACCAGGAATTACAGAAGAAGTGCAAGCAGCATGGGATGATACTCCAGGTGCAAAGAATATTAAACCACCACAGGTAAATGTTGGTGCATCACAAACACCAAGACCACCTTCAGAGATTGGTATTGCAAAACAATTCTTAGACGAAGCTATTGAAGCTAATACTGTTCCTGCTGTTGCTAGAGGACAAAGACCAACAGGTGCAGCATCTGGTTATCATACTGCTGTACTAGCTGGTATTGCATCACTTAACTTTGGTGCAGTAAAAGAAGCAATGGAACGTGGATTACAAGATAAAGGTGAAATTATTTTAAGAATAGTAGAAAATGTTATCAACGATAAATTAACAGTATTTGGTAAAACAGAAGCTGGAGTTTTAGATGCTGCTATCAAGCCTACTGACATCAAAGGGCATTACGTCAACATTGTTCGTATTAACTCTGTGTCACCAGAAGAACAAGAAAGAAGACTCAATCTTTGGGCAAACTTGTGGCGTACAGGATACGTTGATTTAGATACTGCTCTTAGAAAAGGTGGAGTTAGCAATCCACTAGAAGTTCGTGCTAAGATATTAGAAGAACAATTTATTAATTCGCCAGGTATACAAGAACAGCTACAACAAGCAGCAGCATCAAGAATACCAACGATACAAAATATTTTAGAAGCAGCAGGACAACAGTCACCACAAACAGGACCAACTCCTGAACAGACTGCAATGAATATTTTAAATACACAAGGAGCTATGCAATTGCCTAATGCAGGAAATTTCCAACAAGGTAATCAAGCAGGTGTAAGACCTAATAATCCAGGTACAGGAGTACCACAAACTACTAGACCTGTAATACCAGGTTCTATAGACGAAATAAATCAAACAGCTCAATCTATAGCAGGACCAAGAAGTGGTAATGTTAGAGTACCAGGAGCAGATATATCACCAGGAGCAAGAGGATAATGGCAAAAAGTACACATCCACTAGAACTAGCATTTATGAAATTTGATGATACTACTAAAAGATATTTACAACAAGTATCTAGTAGTTTTCAAAACGTAGGCAGTATTCCTGATGTACAACAACCAAAAAAACGTAGCAAGAAATCAATCTATAATTATGGATTGAACACACCATTTGGGAGAAGCTAATGCCAGTTTTTAATATAACTTTAACAAGTAGCGAAACAGGAGATACTGTTCAACAAACAATAAATGCTGTAACTGGAGCAGCAGCTCGTAATATTGCTCAATCTCAAGCTCCAGATAGTAGTTATAGAGTTGGAGGTATTGTTCAATTAGATGATGCTGTTGAGTTAGAAAGAGCAAGACAAAGAAATTTAGGAAGAGATTTTTCTGTTTCTAATACAGATTTATTATCAATAGATGAAGGATTTGGCACAGGCACTTCTCCTTTTTTAAATCAAACTACTACAGTAGATACTACTTCTACAGCACAAACATTTGATGAATACAATACTAATCAAATTAAAAACTCAATAAATAGAGGGGAACTTGCAGGTTTAGATTTGCAAGAAGATTTACCAAATCAAAAACAAGAAGAAATTGTTACAACAAGTATTACAAATCCTAATGCAGAAATTACAGATGCTCTTGCTGAAACCGTTTTTACTCTTTTGAATGATGTAAAAGGTAAAGTATACAATACTACATTAGATATAGAAGAAATACCTGGTCAATACAAAAGTGTTAGTGAAAGATATATAAGTGGTAGACGAGGAGCAGGAAATACAATTTCTGATGTTGAGAAAAAAAATTATATTCAACAACTAAAAACTAACTCAAAAAGTGGACCTGAATTTAATAAAAGAAATCAACAAATTGTTTTATTAAATGATTTGATAGATAAAATAAACTTTACATCTCAACCTAGACAAGGGGATACAAGTGAATACTCTAATCAATTGTCAGGTTTGTTGCAATCAGCAAATAATTTAGGTAAACAATTTATTGCAAATAATACAAATAATGTAAGTCCAGATAATAGAGAATATAATAATGAAAGTTATTTTGGATTAGCTCCAGATTACTCAGGAGTAACTTTTGCTTCAGAACAAAGATTAGATAATTTAGATTTAGTTATAGATGAAGGAACAAATCAACCAAAAATAGAAGCTGTTAGGCAGTTTCAAAGAACTCCGTTTGACTCTGGAGATGATTTAGCAAGAAACGAACAAATTGTTGATGACCCAGGTCCTAGACCTGCTCCACCACCAGACCCTGTTCCTCCAGCAGAACCTGCTCCTCCTGTAGAACCAAATGCAGAAATTATAGCTTTGCAACAACAAATACAAGAATTGCAAAACCAATTAGCAACTCAAGCAACTCAACAACCAGCTGGACCTACAACACAAACTGTAGGAGATACAGAGTTTAGACAATTCTTAATAGAAAATGAAGATATTATATATGTTAATGACCCTGAATTAGGAAGAATATTATCTCCAGTAGGTAATGCTTTAATAGAAAATTATGTCAATGATAAAAATCGTGAAGCATCTGAAGCATTAGCTATACGTCAAGATGAAATTCGTAATAATCAAAATCTTAGTGAACTAGAAAAACAAATAGAATTACAAAAAGCTAGATTAACAATAGAAGAAAGTATTGCAAATATACAAACAGGAGCAGATGCAATAATTTCTCAAAATCAATTAAATTTAGGTACAGCACAAGCAGATGCAGATAGACTAGCTAGGGAAGCTGTAGCTGCAACACAAGCAGGAACGTCACCATTTTTTGGATTAGATGAACTAGATGCTGCTGAACAACAAGCTAGAAGACAAAGTCAACTTGCAGGAACAGGTGGAGTTTACGGTGCATTAGCAGCAGCTGGTACTGAAGCAGTTCCTTTTACAGCTCAACAAATATCTCAAGCACAACGAGGTGGCTTAACTGTACCTCAACAACTTGAGTTAGCTAGAGCAGGTGGTAACCCATATGGTCTAACTTCTAACGAAGCAATTCGTTTACAAAATAGTTTAGCTAGAGGTGGATTAAGTCCATTTGAACAAATAGCTTTAGCACAAGCAAATGCTAATCCTTTTGGATTTACTTCAGGTGAACAAATAGGATTACAAGAAAGTTTAGCACGAGGTGGACTAACTGCTCAAGAACAGTTTGATTTACAAACAGCATTAGCAAGAGGTGGTTTGTCTGCTGAAAATCAATTTACTTTACAAACTGCTTTGGCTAGAGGTGGACTTACACCTGAGCAAAGACTAGCAGAACAAAGATTGGGAATAGCTCCTGAAATATTTAGAGCATCTCCACAATCATTGGGTGCTTTATCTAGTGTATTGGGTGGTACTGCTAATTTAAGAAGTGCATTAAATCCATTCTTAGGAACAAACTTTACAGGTGGAACAACTACTCAAACAGCTACAGCTACACCCGTTCCTACTGTTGGACAATATCAAGCACAAACTCCATTTCAACAAGGTGCAACTCAAGCAAGTCTTGCATCAAGTGGACAAGATATAGAACAAGCAATTTTAGGAGTAACACCACAAGGAGTGAATACTAATCCTGGAGGTTTAGCTCCATTTACAAGTACGCTAGGAACTTACTAAATGGTAACACCTTTTAATAGAAACCCCTTTTCTTCTCCAAAAGAAGATTATAATACAAGAATAAAAAGACTTCGTAAGGAAAGACAAGACCGTTTAAAAGAACAAGAAAGATTAGTTATAGAAGCTCAAGCAAGACAAAGAGCTTTAATAGCTGAACAAAATATTTTAAAACCTGAACAACCTGTTGTTCCTTTGAATCAACCTGATTCTCCACCAAAACCATTGCCAGTTATAGAACCTGCACAAGAAACAGCAGAGCCTATAAGTTATTCTGGTTTTGCATCTGGTATTAGAGAAAACTTAGCAAATGCAGGTTTAAGTGCTTTAGAATTTATAGAACCAGGAATTAATACAGCAATAGGTGCAGGTGCAAGATTTGTAAGTCGTGGAGAATCTGAGTTTGATAAACAACTTAAGATAGTAGAAGAAGAACGTGAAGCAGCTGGTAAACAAAGAGGATTTAGAGGATATTTTGCAACAGGAACAGAAGCAGCTAGGCGTGCAGCTCCTTTGCAAAGAGGTGCAGAATATGGAGCTTCTTTAGGAACGTCTCTTATACCAGATGGTATGTTTGGGATTAATTCAAACCAAGTTAGAACAAAAAGAAATGAATATTTTAAAGAAGCTACTGGTAAAGAGTGGACTCCTTTAAATTCTTTAATCAATGCAGTAGAAGATTTAGATGCAACTAAAAAAGCATATAAAGAAACAGACCAACCTACATACGCAAAAGGAACATTAGAGTTTGTATTTGACCCATTGAATGTATTACCAGGTATAGGAATAGCATCAGATATAAAAACAGGTTCTAATGCTTTAAAAGGTTTAGCTAGACTTTCTGTAAAAGCACCTGTTCAAGCAGTTACTAAAACAGGTAAAATAATTGCACAACCTAAAAAAGTTGCAGAAAAAACAAAACAAATTGCTAGTGATATAAAAAGTTATTATGATGATGTTTACACTTATAATACAAACCCTACTGATTTATTGCGACAACGTATAGAAGAAAAAGGTGCAGACTTAGTAAAGGGTGGAGCTGCAATAGAATATAACATAGCAGCATCAGAAGGAAGATTAGTTTCTAGGATGCCAGGTGTTTATGATAATGTTATTCCTCTTGTTGATGGATATGACCATTTTGATAACATAGCAGCAAATGTTGTTTCAAGTCCAGATTTTGCAAAAGGATTAACTAGGCCTGTAACAAGAGAACAATTTGATGCGTCAATTACTACATATAAAGAAACTGTAAAATACTCAGAAGATTTTTTTAGTAACGATAATATTGTAAAAAGACGTGATAGATTTAGAGAAAAATTAGTAAAGAAAAATCAAGATACTTTAAAACAAAATCAAGCAGCTAAGTTACAAGAGGGAATAAGAAAAACTTTTGATGGTGTAGACAAGATAGGGTTATCTTTTATAACAACTCCTTTTCGTACAATAGTAAATTCTATTGACCCTCAGATATTAGCAAAAGTTGGAGATGCAACAGATTTAAAAACTAAATATTTAGAACATGCTCGTAATAAAGCTAATGCTTTAAATGCAGCTGGAATTAGTGTAAAAAATACTATTACTAAATCTGGTGATTCTAAACGTGTTTTTAAAGATGATATAGAAGGTTTTACAATTACACCTAATGAAGCAGATGCTGCAAGAATATATAGAGTATTAAAAGACCAGCATAAAAATTCAGGATATAATGCTAAAAATTTAGACGACTCAATTCAAGCAGATTCTTTTTTAGAGTCAGATATAGTTAGTGCTGTAGTAGATGTAAGAAAAACTGTTAGAGAAGATATGGTAACTCCCATAGGAAAGCAACCAGTAGATGATTTAATATTTGATTTGAAACCAATGTTTAAAGTTCAAGGTAGTGAATACTTTAATTTTAAAACAGGAGCAAGAACAGAAAAAGGTAACTATGTTATTCAGAGAGCAAAAGCAGAATTTGAAAAAGCTAAATTATTAGCTGAATATGGTAATCCAATTGTAGCTGGTGGTAAAGTCTTATCAGGAAAAGCGTTGGCAGATTTTTATTTATCAGAAAAAGCTTATACTTCAAGATATGTTTTAAACAAAACAGGTAATAAAGCATTTTCTAATAACGGTTTAGAAAAATCATTTAACAAAAATAGAAAGTATTTAGACCCAGATAATATATTTGAAGATATTATTAAGGGTGAAAGAAATATTATATATGCTAACCCAGAAGATGCTTTGAGTTTATCTTTTATTGGAGCTTACAATCAATTAATAGATACAGTTTTGAAACATGATTTAATTGATTTTTTTAATAAAAATAAAGCAGCAAGAAATCAATACGGTGTAACAGTAGTTGAAAAAATAACATCACCTCAAAGTGGTTTTCAACTACAAGCAGATACTTTGCCTGGTTATAAAATTGGAAATAAAGAAATTACTTTAAAGAAAACACAACCTAGTAATAGAAATGTTCCATTACAACAAACAGAAAGTGAAAAACTTTGGGATAGTTTGTTATTTCGCACAGAAAAAGATGCTGCAAAATTTGGAAATGATTTTGATTTAATTATTAATGCAAGTAAAGATGTTGTAGGTATGCCTGCATTAATAAAAAATCAAATAAAAACAGGTACAGGTGTTTTAGGAGCACCTATATCTAAGGCAAGTGATATAACAAAACTTTTCCGTTTAGCTGGTACTGGTATTGATTTAGGTCTAACTGCAATATATGCACCAATAGTATTTGGTTTAGGTTCAACAAAAATTTTAAAAGGTATTGCAGCAGATAATCCTAAACTTATTACAGAGGGAAAAAATTTATATAAAGGTATTGCTAGAGCTACTGTTGATAGTATTGTATCTCTTGTAAATCCAGATAGAGTATTAGCAAAAACTTATTCTCCTGCTAGACAAAAAACTTTAGCACTTATGAATAGAAATAATATGGGATTAGGTAGATTGCAAGTAGAAGCATATGAAGCAGTCTCAGCTAGTACAACTAAATGGGGTGGAGAAGTAACCAACCCTGTTAATTTTCCAATAACAAATCCAGTAACACCTCAAATAAGCAAATTGTTAAGAAAATTTGAAGGTAGTTGGTCTACATTTATAGATGAAATAAAAATTTCTACTTTTGAAGCATTGACATCAGGCTTAGATGAAATCCAAGATGCTGTAAAAATAAGAGAAATAGCAGAGTTTATAGAAAAAGGAACAGGAACATTAAGTTCTGAAGCAGTTGGGTTATCTAGTTTTCAAAGAAAAATAGAATCAACATTTATGTTTTTCTC